ATTGGAACCATGGGAAATTTATTTAATATGAATGGATGCAATCCATTAATAATACCCTGGGGGTAAAATGTCTAAAATACTAAATGGAGGCACATTGTTGTCTTCGCGTTTCACGGGTATGCCTGAAAACAAAACAACTAAATATTTTACAATGCGATAAATAAAAAACTCCAATGTAAAAATAACCATAGGAAACACTAAAAACGCTAATGTAATGAGAATCTTGTTTGTAGTAGTCCTCTCGCTCTCCCTAAAAAACAAATAATACAAACACACAACGACTAAAATATAATAGAGAACCCATAATACGAAATTAACACGTACATACGATTGGTATTTTGGAACAGTAAACTTTGCTTCGCGATTATTGGTCGAATACAAATTATTGAGTCGTGTGATTTCTTGTTCTAAAATTTCATTTTGGTTTAATACAGCATTATACAAACTTTTGTAATCAGGTTCACTCATTATCTACATTATATTTAGAAAATTCATAGTGATTTGGGTAAATAATTAATATTATCATAGGGTTGTACATTGTATCCTTTGTTTGATCCACATGATCCAGGTAATAATGCATTGGAAATATTGTAAAATTCATTGTAGTTCATGTTAATAAAACTTTCACTTTGACCGGAGGGACTGGGAGCCGGGCTAGGAGCTGGGTCTGTGTTGATACCCATTTGCTGTAAATAACCCTTCATTTGCATATTATCTAAGCTTTGTTGTGTAATTTGATTTACATTATCATAAAATTGTTGCATATCAATGAGTTTTTTATTGTAATCTTGTAATTGTTGGTTTATGAGACTATTTACATCTCCAGGTGGTTTTGGTGTCTGCTTACTATCTTTCTGGTGTTGACTTGTTGGTTGTTTGTTTGTAGAATTCTGTTGAGAACCTGTTTTGTTACTTAATGATGACGTGTCTGTATTCATTTCTACTTCACTATCATTATTTCCAGAAATGTCTGCGGTGATCGAAATACATGTTCCTTTTTCGGAATCCCATCGTGTTTCATCGCCACAACAAGTTTCTTCATAACAAATTCCTAAACTTTGGAGTAAGGACTCATTGTTCGTTTGTTGTTCATTGTTTTCAAATTCATCTTCATTTGGAGGAGGCATTTCAATGTGATTATAATTAATATCACTTCTTACACTCAAATTCATGTACATGAATATAATAATAATACCACAAATCGCAAAGTTAAGAATGTGTAACAATGTCAATGCCGTATTCATACCGGATGATTTACTTTCACCTAACATATTTGATGTCCAACGTAATAATATATGTATGATTAGCGCTAAAATCACGATTAACATAATACGTGTATAAGCGCCATATTCCTGACGCTGTGTATCGGCAAACAAAGCCTTTCTTTCTTGCATTGTTTTCGCATTTTTAATGATTTGCTCCTTTTGTTCTAACCGATCTTGTTCGTCCTCTAAAATTTCCTTCATCTTTTCCTGTTCGGTCAGCACTGCCGCAGAAGAAGTATTTGCGTCATCATAAGTTTTCGATGTTTTTTGCAAATTATCTTGAATGTTTTTCACATAATCTGCTATTTGACTCGAACCATCAATCGTGGAAAACTCTTTGCTTTGTGAATTTAATGTTTGTAAATAATTGTTTTGAACGTTAAAAATATCTCCTATATCAAAACCTCCTTGACTTGACATTATAAATTAAACTATATAATGTCAATATAAAAAGAATTAATTCATTGTAAAAATAAAAACCAATAACACAAGAATCGTTAACATGGCTAAAGAAAACATTAAATTCATATTTACATACTTCTCATTGTTATCCTCAATGCTTTGTTGTGCTGCATTTAAACGTTGTTCACCTATTTGCGTCATTTTTTTGTCTTGTAGCTCACTATAGCCTGACTCTTGTACGACTTTTTTAAGTTTTTCATAAGCAGGTATATCTACGTTCTTTAATTCATTGTAATTTGCAGATATTTCATTCATATTGTTTTCAAAAGTTTGTTCTTGTGCCTTTACGTAATTAATACCTTGATCCATTGTATTGGAAATAGCGTTTGTAGTTAATGGTGTATTATCAAAACCTTCCTGAATAAAGTCACATTCACTTGTTCCTGTTATTGTACCATCCGGATTATAACTTTTATTCGTAAATAAGACCTCCTTAAAACAGTTATTATAACTGTCTGTTTTCCTTTTGTTTGCACAAATCTCAATATCTATCGGATCAGATACAGCTGGACTTGTAATGTAATAATTTGAATAAGGAAATGATGAACCATAATCAACTGTTTGATTAAGAGCTTGTATAGGCAATGCTACTACGGTGTCGTTACCTGTATTTGTGCACATTTTTTTAAGATCACTCGAAAATTCTTTATTACGAATATACAAATTCGAGGACCCTGGCTGAATGTTTTCATAACTGCTAATATTCGGATTGATTTGATTGAATGATGGTATACTATTAGTAGAATCAATGTAACATTTGTTTGCTTGCGTGCTTGATGAATTGTTTACAGCATAACTGTAAAAATAATTACAGCTTAGATCTTTATCACATATTCCTTGGCAATGACTAACTGTTCCCGTTTTAATATTACTCTTTCTCGTATTATCTTGGTTTGTTATAGCTTGTTTCATTTGCTCTTCTGTCGGATAATATCTTTGATAAATATCATATGTTTTTCCGGGTTCTAAAAATTTCTCTGGCAGTTCTTTCATTTCATATTGGTTTTGTGCGTTTAAGGAAGTATCGATTTGATATGTATTTCCCATTCTTTTATCACCACTTAGGCGATAAATATAAAATACGGTTGGTAAACTTCCCGGACCACTTTCGCTAAGTGTATAATAGACATTATTCGGCAATTGACCATACTGATCAATATTATTAATCGAATCATAAAATCCTGTATTAATTATAAACTTATAGCTTTCCATAATAATATACATAGTCTGTAATTGAGCAGGATCTATTTTATCGTTTGCATCTAACTGGGTATAACACTTAAATTTTCCCATTTCATATGTTTCTGGTGAAGTAGTAACAAAAGAAGCATACAATAGGGTTGGTAAAAAAGGGATCGTGCTATTGGTGTTTGTAGAACATATGTTAAAAATATTACTCTTTAAACTTGAAGATGATTTTGGTGTAATTTTAATTTCATAAACTGGTGGTTCTTTCGTTGATCCAGCTGGTAAATAATAATAAACCTGAATTCTCATCAAATATTTTTTATTTGCTTGTAAAAACACTGCCTTCTTTTGTGTTTTGAGATTAATAATACTATTGCTATATGTGAATTCACATACAGCTTCATCACCATACCACGCTATAACATGTACATTTTTATCCGATGTTACATTTATGACATAATATTGACTAACATCAACCTTCATATACGTGATCATCTCGGTACAAACATAATTACTTGCATTGTTGTAGGTAGGGTTGGTATTTAAATTATGTAATACGTTTTTCATTATATTATCATCAAGATTCTTTATGACCCCGTTTTTTGAAGGATTTAATACAGTATAATTTGACGAAACTATGTCATAGGTATTTGTATCATTTCCATCATAAGAATAAAAAACACGATTGGCAATACAATTGTCAATATATTTCGTTATACTTGCATTATTTTTGAAAATGTCATCTATCGTTATATATGTTGCCCCCTCTATAATATTATTTGTTTGATTTACATTATTGATCACTACATTTGAAGGTTCTTTTAATACATCCAATATTTTATTCGTTACTACCATGTGATTGATCATAAGTCCATCACTAAGGTTGTTTTTCAAATATTCTTCGTCCTGTGAATGAATGTTTTGCTCTATATTTGCCAAATGCATTAACCAATAGTTCGTAGTGTTCATTTCGACAAACGGACTCCATGAAGATACATTTTCGGAAAATTCACTTGCCGGAACGTTACCAATTTTTTTTTTATTGACTCCTTCTGGTGAAACCTGAAAATGATAATATTTGTATTGTGGTTTGTATTCAACACTACCAGGTGCACCAGAAGGACTAGTTACTTGATTAAAAGCTTGTTGTTCTTTTTCCAATGATTCAATATAACCATTATATTCGTTTATAATATCGTCTAAACGTTTGTGTGTACGTAACGACTTATTATCTTGAAAATTAGAATAATCCATATTTCTTAACTAGTTATATTATAATTATACAATATAACTGGTTTTTTTTCTTACATTACAATAATGTAATATATCAAACAAAAGACAGCAATAACCGAAATTAAATAAATTAATTGTGAGCTTTTTAATTCTAATTGTGGTTCATTATTTTGAAACACGTCTTTTTGAAAAAGTTCTAGTTGTTGGTCTAAATTTTTACGAAATTCTTCAATATTACAAATATTGTTATGAATATGAACAACATTTTCTTTATAATCACCATCACTAATCGCTTTATCATTTTTTTGTTGATCTTTTTTCATCGCTTCATCCAAGTTTGTCACCGTTTTCATTAAATTAATATATGCATTATCAACTTCGCTAAAACTATCCGATGAAGAACACGATGGATTTACTAAATCTTTCATATTATTTGTTAAATCGTTACATGCAAAATATCGCTGACGTTTCTCGATAAAATCATTTAATTTCTCCGTAACTTCATTTTGTAATTGAAATAAATTTTTTGGTTCTGTTAAATGTAATCCTTGGTTGGTCATATATATTAAGAAGAGCCTTTATTATAACGGATAAATAAAATAGTTCCAACAATACCTAAAAGTAGATTTACTGTTTTAACTACTTCAAAGTGATATTTTGTATTTACATTGTCGTATCTTTGTTCGGATGCATAATGTTGATTGCGAATAGTGTATAATTTATCGACTAAAGATTTGTTTAAACATAGTTGGTTTTGATAGCACTTATATATTTCTCCAGTGGGCATAGTCACATTTTCATTAATCGATGAACATACCAAATCTTTTGTTTCCTCTTTCAAAATAGTACAACCTTCGAACCCATCTGGAATGTCATTACTATTTGTAGAATAAAAAAAATCAGTGGGGTAATATTGCATGGTGAAAATATGTTCTTGTGGTACTTCAGTTGTCATTATATATATTCGGAAGGAATTTTGTTGCCTTTAATAAATTTTTTTATTTTTTTTATTATTATCATGACATATATACATCACTCCTTTGGGATCATTTAACATGGATTGACAACAAAAGTGACTAAATATAAGGTCGGGGCGATGTATTTTCATTTTTGACATGATATATTTGTTTACTATATATACACTATCCAATGATGCATAAGGAAGGTTACTAATATGAAATGTAAATCTATTATCCATCGATTCCGCAATTTTGCGATGAATAAAATCATTATTTATTCTCCTCATTATATTGAGTTTTTCGTAATTTAAAATATAGCGAAGAATATCGGGGGAAATATCGTATTTTTTCCCCACATTCTCTAAAATAATATAAATATCCAGAACTTTCATGTTTGCACATATAAAAAATTGTATCTTAAAGATCAATTTTTTATTATAAATACATTTTAACAACATACACGATAATAGGTTGTATCTAAAGCCGTAATACTTGGTCTCAATATTTTACATACATCACCCGGACGTAATCCCACAACAAGCGCTTGTGGGTCAAAACGCGAAATCTCAGGCAATTGCATTTTTTCGTCTTGGATATGGTGCTTTTTCTTAAACTCTTCCACTTCGGATTCACTCAAAACATTCATTTTGGGAACCATAGTATGATGCAAAATATTTGTTTGAAGTCGTTTAATATTATGAATAATAATGAAAATTCCGTCGCGCTCATACAAGTATTTTACTTTTGCTAAAATAGTTTCGTTTGGTTCATCGTCAATGACAATGACTAAAGTATCCCGCTTTGTCAAAACATTGTCAATAAGATAAAGATCTTCAACAATATTATCAAGAACTTGTGGTTTCATTTGTTTGGTGTTGCTTTTTAGTGTAAAATAATATTTAATATATACTTGTTTGTCGTTTTCTGTGTGTTTAACCAGCATATCCAATTGATTATTTACAAACATCGCGTCGATTTCATTAATACTGAAATAATTGTAATCATCTATATTGTAACCTCGATCTTCCAATTGTTCCAAAAGAACA